TTCGCACGTAATAATGCCTATACCAATTTTATTATTCATGAGACGTAATGCTTACTTTATATAATTCTAGACACTTATCAAGAACTTCCTTTTTAGTAGCTCTGGTTTCAACGTGTTCTACAAATTCGTGAAAAGCTGTTTCAATATCAATAGAAAGCTTTTTAACTTCTTTTGTATCAGCTTGTGCATCATCTAAAATATTAAATTCAGTTCTAAACTGTAAAGGATTATATTGCGCTAGTTTAGTTGCTAACAAATCTAATGTAAGAGTATCAATTTTTGTGTCTACATACAAGCTAACGATGTTGTTATTAACAATAGATGGAAGATCAGAATATTTCTTAGCTAACAATTCAGATATTTTAATTCTAAAATGTTTTGGAGTTACATTGTTTTCAATAAACTCTATAGAAAGATCGTCAAAATTAATGATTGATACTCCTTTTTGCTGACCTCTGTCTCCAAAATCCATTTCATAAGGAGAACCAAGATAAAGAATATAACTTTTGTTTTCGTATTCTCTAAAATCTCTCATATGAAAATGACCCGTAACTACAGCTTTTGCTTTTTCCAAAAGTTCAGTAGATGTTTCACCATGATCACAAATTTTGTTAGCAGTCATATGAAAGTTAGCAATTTCAAAATGACCTATTAACATGTCTACTGGATCTAATTCTTTTATACTAGTTTTCCAAGGACAAAATACAATTTTCTTATCGTTTATTTCGAGTGTTGTCTGCTCAACAAACACATGAACATTTTTATTAGCTAATATCTCTACAGAATTAACTTCAACAGTAGAAGAAAGAAATGCATCGTGATTGCCGGGTATCAGATAAACATTGTATTCAGAAAGCTTGTTAAAAAATTGCTTTGCAATGTGTAATGTGTTAACACCAATTTCGTGTCTGTTATGAAACACATCCCCAGCAAAAAAGATCGTATCTAGTTTTTGTTCAACCATTACTCCTTTAATCCAATCAGCTAAATTAAGAGCAATATTATGCCACGTTTGAGAGTCTTGATGAACTCCCAAATGCAAATCAGAAAAAAATAAAACTTTATTCTGTTTAGGATTAATCTTCAAAGTGTCCATTAGCTGTATAATCGTCAGATGATTCGTGATGAGTATTTTTTCTTGAAGGGAGTTCACCACTGCATATATGATTCTCGTATACTTCGTCTTGATATCTCTTTAAAGTTTCGAAATCTTTCTTGTGCTTCTTAATACAATTTTGAAATGCGTGATATGCAACTTTAGTAAAATACGAAAAAGGATTATAACCAACACCACACTTGTATCTCTTTCTTCTTAGAGCTGTCATCATCTTGACAATGGCATCTCCTTGCATTTCAGTTTTAAAGCTATAGCTATAAAAATTTCGAGCTAATCCTAATCTAGTTGCAATCATTTGAATCATTGCAGCAAGCTTTTCTGAAATCTCTTCTCCATCATAATAAGTTACAATTAACGCCTCCATTTCAATAGGATCGATATAGACGTCCTTTAATTCTTCCTTTGTACGTCTAACTCTTTTTTGAGTTACTGGCTTAGTTGTTGTTGTCATATAAAATTATTGTTATTATAATGCATGTTAGTTAACATTCAACAAGAGAACTAACTATAATAGGAATGTTTTCAGTTTCGTACAAGCGTTTTCTTTCTTCGTAATGTTTGAAACCGTAATTTAAACTTGTATCTGCAATATCAAAAATTGTAGCCATTTCTTTTGTATGATGAAGACGAAGACTTCTACCAATTGATTGAATGATCTTAATTCTAGCTTTGCCAATAGCAGCAAAAACTATATTGTGAAGATTTTTAATTGAAATACCAGTCGAAAATATTTTCGAAATTGCAACACACACAATACCTGAAGTTTGTTCCATAAGTTGTCTAATTTTTTCTCGTTCTTCAACTTCAACAGAACCTTGAATAAAGTATATTTGTTTGTTAGTGTGTTGTTTTAAAAACTCTGTCAGCACTTCTCCGTGATTTATTCTATCTACGAGCACAAGAGTGTTAGTATCCATCTTATTAACTAATTTAGCTATAACACCGTTTCTATATTCGTTAGTTTGAAGCCATGTAGTTTCTTCTTCATAACCAATTGTAGGAGCAGCCATTGAAGGAGCAGAAAATATAGGAGGATTTTTATATTCTATCTGTAAAGAAACTACTCTAACTTTTGAAATATAGTTTTCGTTTCTCAAGTCAATTGATTTAAGTTGATATAAAACATCTCCAAAAATTCTATTAAGCGACCATACATCAAACTGAGCTTCAGGTAAAGAACCAGTCAAACCAAAGATATGTTTACATTTAAATTTTTTAACAAGCTTTGAAATTTTTTCAGCTGATGCAAGTTTGTGACACTCATCAACAATGACAACATTAAAGCCTTGCAGAACGCTCGTATCAGTTTTCTCTGATAACAATATTTGACTGTTAGCTACAACAATCTTTGTATTTTGATATTCGTGATTACCAGTCCATTTTGATATAAGTGAAGGTTCAATACCGTATTCAAGTAGATCACCTGTAGATTGTTGAACGAGTTGTATGTCAGGAACAAGAATTAAGATTCTGTAATTTGTTCTTTTAAGAACAGTATTAGCCATCATGCCCATTACAAGCGTCTTTCCAGCAGAAGTAGGAAGAACTATAATGCCTCTTCCTTTCTTTAAAGCAATTTGTACTGCTTCTAACTGATAGTCTCTAGGTGTTAATGAAAGTTGATCAACTTCTTCTGATAGATGAGTCAATTTCTCACTCATGACATTCAGCATTGATTGAGTGTAGTTAAACTCTAGAGGAGAAACTATAGTACTAATGTACTTATGTAGTGTAGAAAAAAACGGAAAATCATAACAGCCAGCTTGTGTTATAGCGTATTTTCTAACTGGAATGTTTCTNCCTGTACGCCTTCTAATAAAAGCTTGAGCCTTATCTTCTGCTGAAAAATGTTCACGAATGACATCAAAGCAATCACCAGAAAGTTTTGGCTTTCTAGCAACAGTATCAAAATCAAACGTAATTTTACTCATCAGGTTGTTTCAAGTGTTATAATCTTTGTAAGATTGTTCATACCATACTGAGCATCTCTAAGATTGCTTTCTACTTTTGTTAGATACTCTACAAGAAGTTCGTTATTAACAATTTCTTCTTCAATTTTTTGAATAACTTCATGAGAAGAAACTGAGTCTGCAATTGTTTTAGCTGTTAAGCCTACAGGAGATTCATTCTGAATACGTGTTCTGAGTTTTCGCGACGCTTCATCTTTGAGCTTTTTAAACTTGTTAATTTCTTGCTTATGAAACATCAAACGGCCTACCCAGTAATGTCTCACGGACGCCAGGGACAGCTGAGAATCTTTAATATTCATCTCATCAAACTTTAAAAACTCTTCAATCTTTTGATGGTATTCTGCAAACAAATCTACCGTAGTTTTCTCACTCATCTACAACAATATACAGCAAACACAAAAATTTTCTACAGATAATATTATCTGAAGCCTCTTAAGAGCCCTTTAAAAGCCCCTTAAAGATTGTATTAATTCCGGAAATGTAGATCTTTGGGAGGGAGGTCCCCCATTGCTGGGGAAACCTCCTTCCTTATTGTAATAACTCCGTTTAAAGCGAGTCTCGGTCGGGTTTAACAAACTTCAGATACCTTCTATCAAGCTCTCTCGGTTGTCCTATAAAAGCAATTTGTTTGAGTGGTCCTGGCATAAGCCAGACAACGGTCGCGCACATGCGCACATCGAGATATGTTTTTAATTTCTTGATCGCTGACTCCTGTTTGTCTATTCCACTACTGGAACCCGCTATAAAGCATTGGCTGGAACTAACAGCGATAAAAACTATTAAACTTTCATTCCTAGAATTGTCAACAAACTTTATTAAATAACAATATGGATTTTTGCAAGCTCGTTGAACAAGTTTTAAATGAAGAGATGACGTCTGGAGGGGCTGGTTCAGTGTACGGATCTGGAGTTACAAGTACTGAAACGTCATTTAGTCCAAAAGCAAAGTATGCTGGAGACGACGCTAGAAATGTTCTTGGAGGGGCTTTTCCTGGAGTTTTAACAAGAAACGGTTTAACGGGAAAGAAAAGACGTTCCAAAAAGAAGCCTAAGAAGAAAAAGTAAGTATGGACCTTGGTCACTGGCAACTTTCTGAAGGTTTAGATCCTAAAGAAGACGCATTTGGTTTCATCTATCTTATTACTTGTACGATCAACGATAGAAAATACATCGGAAAGAAACAATGTGTTTCTAAGGTCAAACGTCCTCCATTAAAAGGAAAGAAGAAATGTCGCAGGTCGACTAAAGAAAGCGATTGGAAGACATATACCGGCTCTTCAAACGAGCTTAACGCTGACATTGCTAGATACGGTAAAGATAAATTTAATTTTACAATTTTAGAGTGGTGTGATTCTAAATTTGCATTAGGATATAGGGAGATTAAAAGACAACTTGCCGAAGACGTCATTTTAAAAGAAGAATACTACAACGGTATCGTAAACTGT